CTTCGGTCAGAGCCTCGTCCCAGGCAGCCGCAAAATCCGGATCGGCGTTGCGCACCTCGTAAATCCATGAACGTGCAATATCGACTTTTCTACACGCATCGGCCACGTTCCCCCGTTTGGCTAGCCATTTCAGGAAATTAGGTTGCCAGGAGAACTGCCATTCTTTTTTAGATGTCCGGTTGTCCTGTACCACCACTTCCCCCAAGCAGCCTAGCGATAGCCACCATAATTACTCCCATGCCCAGCCCGACGACGACAGGTCCGCCCATAAATATCCACAGAGCCCAGGCAATAGCTTCAACCGCCGACATAGGGCATGCTCCAATAAAAAACGGGTCGGGAAATCCCAACCCTACCGTACCATAGGGGGTCAGCCTGTACAGGCAGAGTGCCAATGAACTATCGCACCAATTTCCACAGCCAGCGGTAATCACCGTCGTTGATGTGTTCCATCTCCAGATAGATCGGGAGGATGTGCGATAGCCCGCACAGTTGCTTGTACGCGGCGTTGTGGCTGACTCCCAACATGGTAGCCACCTGTGAAGTTGTAAACTCATCTCCCCGCCAGAAGCGCCACGCCAGGAAGACTGCTCGTTCCGCGACGGTCAATTCCCCTGGGCCGTTGAAGTTGATAATTCGCTCTGTTGTCGTCAGTTTCTTTGCCGACATGGTCCCATATCCCCGTTTCTGGAGTTTTCTGAAGCTACCACGACCCATCATAATTGACCACAGCCACCAGCGCTACCACCAGCAGCACAACTAACCCTCCGACTTCGACACCCACTATCATCCCTGCAATGAAAAACGTCATTTAACCCTCTCCTATAACCACAGCAGAAGCGACATTTCGCTTCGCATATCAAGCGTTTCACTTCGCATACTGGTGAAAAACGGGCCTTTTATGACGCTTTTATGACGCTTCTATGACGCATTGCCCGCGCAAAACACGAAATGTTTTGAGGGTAAAATTAGACTATCCTGACACGCATGACGCATATGACGCTTTTTTCGGGATCGCAGCATATATAGTAAAAACAGCGGAAAAGACCGCTTCAACTCCCCCCCAATGTGCTTTTCTCGCGTGTGGAGAGTACCCACAAAAAGCGTCATATGCGTCATATGCGCCATAATAGTTAAAATTCACCCTCAATTCACTTCGTGTTTCCACACCTTACTCCGTCATTAATGCGTCATGTAGCGTCATATGTAAGGTCATGGAATTGCGTTCCCTGCTCCTTGGATACGGATGCCATCATAGACACGCATGGTCATGGTTCGACGGTGGTAGTAACTCAACCGTTCCATCTCAGTTTTGAAGTTTCGGGCATTGTACGGTTTGTACCCGTTGTCCGAACACCACTCCCGATAGCTGCGATAGATGATGCTGCTTTGGACGTTGTAGTTGATGTCAACCTCACAGGTGTCTTCAACGAACGACAAAATAGTATTCGACTCCGCTTGGTATTTGGTGGTCCAGTCCTGGATCTGCTGAACTGTTGAAAATTTGCCATTAGCCTGTAGCCGGAACAACCCCGCCAGGACCTGGTTGAAGATGCCCGGTAGTTCATCGTCAAGATAGCCCTTCAGGTCGTCAATTCGACTTCCGCCTTGAAAATTCGCATTGAACGGGATGACCACAATCCGGCGCCAGAAACCGGTGGAGGTGTCTGTCACTGTCGGCAGCTTGTTCATGCTCCACCACAGTTTGGCCCGGGGATACAACGTAAATGGTTCCCGCCGAATCTGTCTCACCTGGAGACTGTCGCCGGCGACCAGCTGCTTGATCACGGCGTCTTCAACTACACCATTCGAGTCGGCTTCAGCGCATAAAGCAATTCGCTTGCCTGCCAGGTCAGCAAGCTGGTACTGTTCCCGATGAAGAAGGTTGACGTTAAATGGCGTGGCGGCATTGCCCGCCAGCTTCTCTAGAACGTGAAAGAGCACGCCCTTACCGTTGGCGCCCTCACCATAGCACCAGAACGTCACATGGTATTTGATATCAGTGGTCAGGCTGTAGCCCATCGCCTCCAAAACAAAATTCGCCAATTCCGGATCGAAGGTGCCTCCTTTCGCCATGCTGTGGATAAAACTGCTTTTCATGTAGTGGTCCCAATACGGGCACTTCGCCGCGGGGTCAAAGTTGAACGGCAGTTGTGTGGTCAAGTACCGACTTTTGTCGTGAGTCAACAGCGTTCGCAGCTCCAACGAATACGTGCCATTCAGCAGGTTTATCAGGCCATCGTCGGCGTCTAGTCTGTCTTCGGGAACGAATGTGTTCGCTTTGACATAGCCGGCAACGTTCGCAACTCCGTACAACGTTGCCTGGAATGTTGGTGTTTCCTTCGCTTCCAGCAACGTCCAAATTTCCCGTTCCACAACGTTGTCAGCCACTGATGACCACACCCCGAGCGCGTAACGATACCAAGCGCCGCGGGCAAACATCATGTCGGGATGCAGCTTCATATACTCCCGACCGATTTCGGTATAGGACGGTTTGGCCGTTGGTGGATTCCGCTTCTTTTTGGGCTTGGGTTTTGGCGCTGCTCCGTTTGCTGTAGTCGTTCCGTTCGTCGCCGCACCAATCGCGCTCTGAGCGGCTTTTACAGCGTCTGGGTCCATCTGCGCATCTCCTGGCGTATAGAACGCTGTAGCGTCGTTTATGGCTTTCTGCAGAGTCGCATCTCGATAGTCAGCCCGATCCCATTTGTCGCGCATCAAACCAGATCGACGGAACAGGACGTCCATCCTGTGGATATCGCCGCCGGTCCAAAAGGCCAGAATGTTGCACAGCGCCTGGTCCGCCTTGCTGTGGTCATTGTTGTAATCAGATATGCCCCCGTTCCAGAGATCCTGGAACTTGCCACCGTCGTTGGCGTTCAGGGCCTTGTCGAGCAGCTCCTGGTCGTCCAGGTCTACAGGAGAGGGAGACGGCGAAGTTTGAACCTGCCAGCCGGCGATGATCGGATCCACCAGTGTTGCTATCGAGCCGAGCGAATACAGTCGTTCCGGCTGCCAGTCCACAATTTCCACAGGGGAGGGGGGGCTGTATTTGTGGTTCAGCGTTCCGGGGATCCGAAGTACCCGAGCCAGGTCATGGACAGTATGATCGCCACCGACGTACTGGTTCCAGGCCGTTTGAATGTTGGCGGCATACTGGCGATCCCCATCGGTTTCGATCGCAAACGGCTGATCCAGTAGCCAATAGCAGTGATATCCACCTCCGCTATCAATGACCACAGAGGGGGGGACCATCAGTGCCATGATGTGAGCTAGGGCGTCGGCCTTGCTGTGGAAATCTTTGGCATCGAATTCAGCAATCAGGCAGTTGATGGCGGCAATGGTGGCAACTGTTACCCGCTGGTGCTGACTACGCTTGACGACACCCGGATGTACCGAGAAGTAGACGTTCAGCAGTTTGATCCACCGCTTAGGTACAGGCGACAACGTTGTTGTGGAAAACCACAGAGAGACCTTTTCTACGCTGCCATCGGCTCGCTGTGGCCCATCTGGTGTCCAGTAGTGTGCCCAAGCACCACTACGGTATAGATGTGAAATGAGTTCGTAGAATCGGACGTCAACCATGTCTTTCTGCCCTTATGATTTGCTGTCCTATCCACTCTGCCACCTGCGGTACTATGGCATTTCCAAGGACTCGATATCTGTCCAACCGACCGGGAATCCCATCAAATGCTCGACAAATTCCGGGGTCGGGTAGAGCCCGTAATCGACCGCTGCGTGATCGGTCAAGCACCCAGGACCAGCTCCCTTCGCTCGCTGCTTTTCGCAGTGCTTGATCAGGCTGGGAATGCGAAACGTCACCCGCTTGGCATCCGATGCCGTCGGCGTGCCCCACAAAGAAAACCCGTTCTCTTGCGTGCGGGAGCCCGAAGGCGCAAGCCGGAAGTACAATCGCCCATGCCGTGTAACCATAGGTTTCCAGGCCGGCGAGCACCCGATCGGCGTAAGCTGTTTTGACGATGATCCCAGGCACGTTTTCAGCAACGGTCCAAGCCGGCTGGAATTCCTGCACAACGCGAAACATCTCTGGCCAGAGATTGCGATCGTCAGCTTCACCGAATGCTCTTCCGGCTTGACTGTGGGGTTGGCAAGGGAATCCGCCGGCAATAAGGTCAACTGGTTGGTCAATGGAATCCCTCCCAAACGTACACACATCGGTGAACTTGGGCACGCATGGCCAGTGTTTCCGCAGAATCGACAGACAAAAACTATCGTTCTCCACCTGCGCAACACATCGCATTCCGGCACGTTCAAAACCGAGATCAAAGCCACCGATCCCAGCGAATAGAGAAATGAATTTCATTGAATAAGTCCTCAGAAAAAGACTGTGGGGAGGCGCCGTTGCCTCCCCGTTTTTGAACCTTCATCTTCAGGATGCTAACAATTTCTGCACTTCGGTGCCCAGTGCTCTGACCCGGTCCGCTGTGACTATCTGACCACCGGACGCCGCTGCCAGTCTTGCCAGAAAGTCACGTCCGAGTGGTCTATCTTCAGGTCCACAAAATATGGTATCGATCTTCGCCTTATACTTCTTGGCTTCGTTCAGCGCCTTTTGTGGCTCGTTGGGTTCGCCATCACTGATAACAATGAACCGGATCCCAGGAACATCCGCAACACGAGCGAAGCGCAGCGCTCCGGCCAAGTCAGTGCTGCCCCCTTGGTAGGTTGGTATCCCGCCGGGACAAAAAAACACATTGTCGCTGAAACTGAGAACGGCGATTTTCCCCGGCAGATTCGCCTGCAACTGGCGCAACTCCTGTGAGGCGACGTCATAACGTTGCTTGCCACCGATGCTATCGGACGCTCCCATACTGCCGGAGGTGTCCATGAGGATCAAAACATCGGCGGAAATGAACGATTCAGCGATACTGGTTCCGTCCCGCTGTGCTATCTGCCCGATACTGCCCTTTGCTATGGCTGTGGCTGTGGACATCTTCATGCTCCTATCGCAGTTCAAAAACTGTTTGTGTGACAGTCTGTCGTTTGGTCCAATTGAAGTAGGTTTTGACCACAGGCCGACCCGACAGAGGCCAGGACATTCGCATGGTGATGGCCTGTTCATGATCAGTAACTCTACCGGGATCCTTATCAAATTCGCACTCGCCATTTTTCCGTTTCGCCGTTGCCTGCATGTACAGCGCCTTTGTGCCCATCTCCAGGCCGCACCATGCCAGGAATGCTCGCCATGAACCGAATTTGTTATTGGCGGCAAATCGACTAATGTTGCGCTTAGCATAGAGTTCCCACTCGATAGGATTTGGACCGGTAATCCCATCATGCAATTCATTACTAAGTCGAATTGCATCTTCTTTCATCGCTGCCCAATCGATCTGTAGATTCGGACCAACCTTAACCCTGTACCCCCACAGCGTAGCGAGATACTTCCACGGGTATCCAGATCGGACCAATACCGTTCGGCTCGGCAGGTTTTTCTCGCGTGCAATAGCATCGTAATCCCGATATGACGGCATGGTGTCACCGACGGCGAGTTCATCTACCACTGCCTTTATTTGTGCCAATGTCGTAGAGGAAATCATGTGTCCTCCCGTTGATCGATTGTGACGTACCCGAGTTCCCACATCCGCACCAACGCATGGCACTTGGATTTGGCGCCGATGCGTTGGTAGCACATTCCCAGATGGGATTGCACAGTTCCAAGCGCTAGACCGAGGTGTTCGGCTATCGCTGAATTGCTAATGTGCCCATCAGCTATCGCTTGCATCACCCGAATCTGGGCTGGCGTGGGTTGCTCAGGCAGGTCAAGACCAGGATCGTAGTAGGTCATGCGTCCACCGCTGTCTCTCGTATCCAGCCGACCCAGGTCCGATTGTCGAATGGCACGCCGCCCCGGAACCCGAACGTATGCTTAACCACAATACGGGTGTAGGTGGTATTGATCTGGGCTTGCCGGTCCACATCAGAATAGCTGACCAGTCCGTAACCAATGCTGCGCGCGATCCAACGCCAAACAGCCTTTGGGCTCACCTGATAGGCAGGCCAGATTACGGGCGGATTGACTTCCAGCGCATGGACACAAGCGTTCATATATTCTCTAGCGCTCATGCGTCCACCCACCGTTCAGAGAATGTGTCTTCGCCCATCCGCCAGGACGTAACCAATACCTGCCCATCCCAATTCGTGATATCGGCCCAGTGGAGGATCCGCTCCACAACGAACCGACTAAGCTTGTCTACACCTTCAACAAGCAAATATCCACAGCGGAGGGGGGGCTGGTACTCTTGCGTCGTCGCCGTGGCGAATTGGCGGGGTCCCCGCCCCAACGTTGCCTCAAGTGCCAACCCTGCGTTATAGCGGGCTCTAGTGTTGCCGTTCCGCAATATCTCATACGCATGTTGGATTGCTTGGAACTGACTCACAGCGTCTGGCTCAGAACAAGTGTCAGGGTGCCATTGTCGCGCCAGTCGCCGCCATGCGGTTTTGAGTTCGTCCGCCGTCGCTGTGGACATTACACCAAGCACCGAATACAGTGTGTTGTGTTCACCAGGCCGGTCCGTTTGGCCGAACCACGATAGAAGAACCGACTTCGGCAATATCACCGACCATTCGCCATTGCACCATCCGAAAGCGCTCTCAGAGCCGTCAGGGCGATGCTTTGCCCGACCGATATAGCGAACTTCGAATATGCGCTGTTCGGTCCGTAGCGACGTTCCTATGGCTTCTGGAGGCATTTGGACATCTACCCCGAGATTTGAATAGATGATCTGGTGAAGGACCGTAGCGTAGTTGGGACTGACCTTCCATGCCTTGTCAGTCTTGGACCATGTTCGATCTGTGTAAGGAATGTTGTTCTTGAGATCGTCAACCAACCCTTGATGATATGGTGTCTTCAGCACCAAGTAACCGTCTTCGAAACTCACTCGGACGAAATTGGTCGTCCCACGACGGCAGGCGAAAGTTTGAGTTCTCACGTTGCGCCTCGGCAGCTAGTCCAGAAACCACAGTATTTCGGACCGCACAACCACCCATTCGGATTCGGCGGAAATGCCTCCCGTTCGATGGCCTGCCACACTTGTTGGACCAAACCGAATAGCCAGAATATTTCAGCGTAGGTGTGTGAGTGTTCAATTACCTGAACCTTCGGCTGTTTGGCCTTTGTGACAATGTAATGACGAAAGCGAAGACCGGGGACTTCCACCCCGGCTTGGTTGAGACTTGCGAGATAAAACAACGGCTGCATCTCCGATTCGGCTTTATCCGTTGACCACTGATATTTGCTGGTCTTGAAGTCACCGGGAACACCGTCGTCTGTGACAATGTCAATGTACCCAACGATAGGGATCGGAACACCGGGAACCCACAATTCCATCTTCCGCTCTATCCACAGCCCGGATTCGTCGGAAGCTGGTGTCAGTGAGTCTGCCAGGTCCTGCACCTCCGCTGTGGACAAAATGCGAATGCCTTCGTTGTAATGCTCTTCGGGAGTGTCCGCGCCCCAGTCCACATCGGTGTTCTTTTCGATCTGTTCACCCCAAGCGGTATGCCACAGGTTTGATAGAGTTAGATCGTCGGGGATCGCCTCTATCGTTTCTTTGGTGGCGATGTAACGTTCTATAGTGTTGTGGAAGGCGGAACCGGTCAATAATGCCGGTGTTGATGGTGTAGATTCGCCTATCAGATATTTGCGGCGAAAGTTCTCCGGGCAGGTTAAGTAAAGGTTGATGGAAGAGTAGGAAAGGTGAAGTAACTCAGACATGGTCCTTCTCCCGTTGCTCCACGGCTGCTTCCGTTGCTTCGATAAGTTTCGTCGCCGATACCGTATAGCTAGCACCGGTAGGTAACTGAACTATTACCAATGCCGCTGTGTAACAATGCGGGAGGACCAACAACTCTTCGTCATCATCGGTCCACTCTTCGCCGTATTCAAAGATGCGCATCAGTTCACCTCCGCTAGTTTGGCCTGTGCTCGTTGGATGCGTAGGAGGGAAGCCGGGGTGACATATCGGTATACGTTCGGTCGCCATGTAGCAAAAGACCTTGTACGCCAAATTTCAACCCAAATCCGGATTCCTCTTTCGTCGTACGGCTCGCTGTAGGAATGAACGTGAATTTCTTCTATCGGGTTGTAAGTCATCAGTTCACCCCCGCCAGCTTGGCTTGTGCTCTCTGAGCTCGACGAAACGATGACGGTGTGAGGTTGCCATAGCTCTTTTCCATCATCAGCGAAACTAGCCGTGGCCATTGGCGCCGTACAACGACATTTTGAGGTCCTTCCTCAACAACACTTATCCTAATTCCGGTGATCTTGTTGGCTGACATCACCCACCTCCACTGGCCGATGCCAGTTCCATCAACATTTCCTCCAACCACGCGCTGTATTTGTCCCAGGCGGCGGCCCAGGCGGCGTCCCAGGCGACGGCCCTGGCGGCTCTTAACTCCGTGTCTGTAGCCTGCCCGTTCAGCCACTTGCGTTTCACTTGGATAGCATTCCAGCAGCGCTCATCCGTCACGTTCGCTGCCCGGAGTGCGTCTTCCGCCACCCGACATGCGAACTCGTGCAATGTCCTGGTGGCGTCCGCCATCCACAGCACCGTACGCTGTGTCGCGCACGCCTTGTCCGGTTCGTCCTCGAGAATTTCACCGCTCAGATGCACCCGGCACACCAGCGCACCCGGAGCATATTTGAGAGCATCAATCGCCCGTTTGCTGGCGTGCAACCCGTGGTTGCACAACTTGAGCGGCGGCTCCACTGTGTAGGTTTCACCCGCCACTGCTTGACGCCCGTCGCCATTCGCCAACTTCCCGTCGTCCGGCAGAAAGTGCCAACCCAACCAATCATTCATTGCTATTGCCCCCGTTCAGCTTCGCGGCAACCGCGGTCAATTCCTCAGTGGTCCCCGGCAGTTTGCCTTCCCCGGCCACTAACACCGCTTCGGCGCCGTACTGTTGCACCAGATCATTGAGGTTGATCGCCGGCTCTGTGGTTATCTGTGCGGGCGTGGGTTGTTCTTCGTTTTTGACCACAGCCGGGGACGGACGCCATTCGGTTTCAATGACATCACCGGAGGCGTCGACGTCAGCGCCGAATTCGTCTGCGCGTTTGAGGCCGCCGAGAACGTCCGGGAACACCACATCAGCGCAAAAGCCGATTGCCCGCCATCTCAGCATGTTCGGCCCATACGACTCCCACGCACCCCCAGGCTTTACCAGACCGGCCTTCTGGGCCATTTCCATTGTGAAGGTGGTTGTATATTCGATTCCGCCGCGCCGCTTCATATAAACGGTACAGGCGTCCGTCTTGTCTTCGATCCGGATTGTTTCGAGTTCGCCGCTCTGGTAGATTAGCGCCAGAGCACCGCGAGGGATGAGTGTTGGCTTGTCCTGGATCACAGCAATGAACTCAAAGGAAGCGGTCAGGGACAGACCTAACTCAAAACCTTTACACATGATGACAGAGGCTTGGGCTACTGTCGCCACACCAAACAGCCGGCTGTCCTTCATTGTCGGCGCCACTTCCTGGATCATGTTCCAAATGTCAGGAGTTAGACTTTGTTGCTGAACTACCAATGCTGTACTCATGTTGTCTCCTGTTTCATGTCATTAGGTGTGAAAACCGATAGTTCTTCGTCATCTGCTAACTTCAACGCTTTCCGTACACTTTGCTTGACACCTTCGCCGATCCCGGCCACCTGAAACACTGTGCCATGCCAGGTCAGCCAGGACAGCGCTAGCGCTGGTCGATTGTCGAATTCCTTCAACAAAAGCTGTGCCCGCTCGAAGCCGATACCCGGCAACGAGGTAAGCATTACCTCTGCCGGACTCATGATCCGGGGATGGGCTACTGGCTCTAGCACCCGTTCTCGGGCATGTTCTCGCCTGGCTAAGCGGAGTACAGTTTCTTCGTAGGCGCTATCGCCAGCACAAGTGACCACAGACACGCCCAGCTCCTGGATACTCAACAGGGCGCCTTGTACACTGTCCCAGGCCCAGCCTGTCTGCCTATCGTCGGCTATCACCTTTCCGCTGTGGTCATATGCCAGAGCGCCAGTGATGACCACATAGGCCCACGGCGTTTGACGTCGTATCCCGGCACATTGCTGGAAGACCCGACCGTCTTTGATGGACCCAAGGAGATCCGTTGGCGTTTTGCGCTCGATACACAGGAGTTCGCCGTCATCACAAGTTCCCCACAAATCCCCGAATTCGAGAGTGGTTACTACAGACGGAACCCCACCGAACTTCAACTGCTGAACCCAGGTTGGTTCTCTACTGTCGATCAGACATGACGTTAGCATTGTTGGTGTCTCCGTTGTACCAGGCCCAGTGATAACATGAAATGAAAGTTCGTTTGCCGTTGTAAAAAACCCAGGCCCCGTGTGGTCGGCGTTTGGTTTCGATACCCACCACGTCGAACACAGTCCCGACCGGGATGTTATCGTATGGCGTCTTGGTGACGATCTTCATACCTGCGAACACACTGCCCTCCTGTGGACAAAAGAACCCTGACCCAGCGAGGGAGCCAGGTCAGGGCTGTTGATGTTACGCTGTCATTTCCCGGCACTGTTCAGCCAGCAGATCGGCGGCTTCTTTGTCGGCTTTCCTGGCAGCCGCATACGCTTCTTGGAAACTCAAACCACCATCTGGTGCCAACGATCGGATGAACCGTATTTCCTCTTCGCTGACTACAATGAGGGGATCCAGTTGGATGATGTTCATCATCCTGCCGCCATCAGTGCTACAACTTCTGGCGAATCGACAGTGAAGTACTTCGCAACCATCGGCAGGCCAGCGATTGCCTTCGTCAACGCCGCCTTATCACCAGCAGCCTGTTTCACCAAAACTGCCAGAAACTGCCGGGCGGTTTCCCGTTCCATGTTGCCATTGCCATTCGGTTGTTGCGGACTCATGTCCACAGCGGCGGCGGGATCATCATCGGCGGTCACACCGGCTTCGGCCTGGTACGCGGTGACGCAAGCCGCCTGATCCGGGTACAGAGCCAAGAATTTGACCGTGGTGCCTTCGCGCTCCTCGCGGTCTTTGTCGGTCCACTTGCGGCCGGACTTGACCATTTTGACTTTGGCGTATTTGCCATCCAGGTCACGAGCGGACTGCAGGCCCAGGTTCCGCAACGACGGCCAGACGATGCCCGACCATTCTCGGGACTCTGCGATGATGTCCCGTTGGACGAACCACGTCAGGCCTGTTTCGTCGATCGGATTCACCAGGATTGAAACCTCAGTGCGACGGTCCTTGAGGTCGTGGCTGTGGTCATCAAAAGCCGATTTGCCCACGCCCTTTTGGAGAACCACAAAGGACGCCGAACACTGAACTTGACCGTAGATATGGTCGCTGCGTTCGCCGGCACTATCAGCGACGGCAAAGGGATCATTTGATACTGACATTGTTCTAACCTTTCTTTGATATAATGCTAATGGAGTCGTGGTATACTGAGGACGAAAAATCGAATGTATCACCCCCTTTCCCGAGCCGCTGCCCCAACAGCGGCTTATTTCATGTCGGCTTCATCATCCACCTGGCCGGCCATTGCGCACGCCTACCAACACACGATGACCACAAAGGCCAGGACAGCGATGATGATAATCACACTGGCACCGCCAGGCTCAACCGCAGCCGGCTGATTGTCCGCTCGATCTGGGCAATTGCGCCTAGCGCCGCGCTGTAGTTTTCGCGTCGTGCGCCTGCCCGCTGCAACTCTGCGACGTCATAGCGGAGGTCATACAATTGGCCTTCCAGACGTTCGATTTGCTTCTTTGTCAACTCGTTGCGATTGTCCATCATTCCTCCAGATCAATGTCTCGTTGCATGTCTCGGAGAATGTCGTTCTGTGCCGCCAGTTCAACGGCAATAGCCGTCAACATCTGATAGAGGCCACTTTGCGTCGGCCCTGTGGTCACAATGGTGTTGATCCACTCCCGGGAGCGGCGATTCGCCCCCTCCGCTCGCGCGATCAATTCTTTGTGGATGTAGCCTCCCTTCTTTGGCTTGCGTGCCATCAACTGCCTCCGCCAATGTGGTAGATGGTTTCGGCGGCTTGTTGCTTGTCCCGCTGGCTGCGAATGACATGATAGGCAATTTCCCCGACGATGGAAGGGGCACCTGTGGCCACAAAAGCCAGAAACACTAGACTGGTCACTTCGACGCCGGCAAGAAAATACACTCCAACCAACGTGCCAAACACGCCACCGACCGTTAGCCATGTTGCCGGATAGTCTTCTCGAACCATCCACTTGAGATAAAACACTACACCGGCATATAACACCCCGAACAACACTAGTCCCAGATAGACAGCTACCATCCGTTTTTTCCTTTCAGTGCAATTTCGGTGCATTTGTGGGCGAATTCGGCACGACGTTGTAACCTGAGATCAAGAGCGGAGTTTCAATCCACGCCCCCCCCTGTACGGGGAACGACTTGCAACTGAAGTCAAGAACGGAGAACCCGAATAAAACTGAAAATGGTGAAGATGCCTACCGCACACATGGATAACCACAGCCCGAGGTCGCCACCGACGGTCAGAAGGATCAGCAGGAAGATCAGGCCGAAGCCTTCAAGGCGGCTGTTCATCCCATCCACGCCGTTCGTTGGTCATAGGCCGCTTCCCGCTCTAATGCACGGTAAAAACACTCGCAGCCGTGAGCATCGTCCCAGCCCCGTTGTTGGTGCTTGTTGGGAAGCTGCTCCCGCGCAATGTTGCGGTAAAAAGCACAGTAGCCGATGGCTTCCTGGCGTTCGATCCAGGTTTTTGTATCGAGTTGGACATTCAACATGGCAGCCACCCCATGTAGAAGCCGTGGACGTGCGTGGCCATACTCGCCGGAATCGCGTTCTCTCTGTCCTTCGTGTTGTTCCAGTGAGCGACTAGGTTCACGATGACGGCGTTGTAGCTGGTAATGGGCACCCTGGACAGAACAGTCATCTCATTGCCCACCATGTCGAGGTCGTCCTTCAACTCCGCGGGGATGTTGACGTGCTTCTCGGCAACTGTTTTTTCTGTCGTCGCCTGGAACTGTTGCTTCGTCGCCTGCCAGTGATCCAACAACGTGACGATTGCGTCACCGAAGGAGCGAACGGGTTCTCGCAACTTCAGTCCCCGCTCGCAGCCGGCAACCACCAACTCATCGGGATTGCTTATCCACATCCATGCACGATCACCCATTGACGGTTGCCTCCTGTCCTGTGGTCATCTCCTGATGGCCGTTGGTGGCCGCCGGCTGCGGCCAAAGGTTATGCCGTTGCGCTTCCTTGCGAATGAGACGCCGGATAACGTGTACCGGCCATTTTTCGTGGTTGAACTTTTGGATAGCGAGAAGCGCTTGCTCGTCTACTCCGTCTAAGCGAATGTCTGTTGCCATTGTCTGTCCCTTTCTAGGAAAAAATTACTTGGATAGCTATATCTTAGCATTTTATTCTTAGACTGTCAAGGGTTTTACGGAAGTTCGTCGGAGGACCGTAGAAAAATTCTGCTAAAATAGAGGTATGGATATGGGGAAAGTTGCGGCAAGAATAACCGAAGTACGCGAAAAGTTGACCTACAACCAAGCTGGGGTAGCGAAGATTGCGGGCGTGCAACAGAAGACAATTAGCAATTGGGAGAGGGGTGTTTTACCGCAACAGTGGGAGAGTCTGATCGCTCTTGCCGAATCTGTGGAAACAACGACCGATTATCTACTTGGTCTGTCCGACGATCCATGTCCACAGAAGGGGCAGGAACTAACCGCCGATCTCCGCTCCATTGTGGACATCTGCCAGCAGCTACCGGCTGCCAGACGCGGTGATGTCCTGGCTATTGCCGAAGCAATCGCACAGCGCGAAGCAGAACAACGAGCTTTGGACATGGTGAAAGCTGTTGGCGGGGAAGACGCTTTAGCCGAAATTGTGGGGATACTTGAACTTGCCGAGAGGGAGGGGTCTGATGCTGCCAGGGCATACATTCAGGCCAAGAGAGTGCGCCTCAAGGATGTAAACAAGATAGTCAATGATCAGTGATGTTTTTTCGCCTTCCTCAATTCTAATGATCTCATGGCGGCATTGTCGTCTGCGTTCGATCATGATCAACTCCATTATTGTACCGTATCGGATCAGAACACCCGTTCTTATTCTACGCCTTACGAATGGGTTGCGTCAAGCAGTTTGGCGAACCTGGGCATAGTTCATTGGTACCATTCATTGTTTTACAACAATGGTCCTGTTATTTTTTTATTCCTCAGTTGTGCCACAATATCTAAGCCGTGCAGCGGACTATCGGGGTTAGTTTGCGCCTCAAATTTTGACTTTACCACCCTAATTGGCTAAAATCACAGCCCTTATTTACGCCCCCTTAGCTCAGAGGATAGAGCAGAGGTTTCCTAAACCTTTGGTCCCAGGTGGCAAGCCCAAACTCCCTGCATATTGTATCCGCTTCGTGCGCGCATACTAGATATTGTGGCACTCCCTCAACAAAACAGGAGATGCCACGATGACAGAGCAATGGTCCTGCCCCATTCAGGATGCCTACGAGATGTTCCGGATGGACTGCGAAGCTCGCCGGTTCACCGAATCCACCCTCCGCTTTTATCGTTTTCGCCTGTTTCCATTCATTCATTGGTGTGAAGAAAAGGGCATCGTCAGCCTGCGGGCCATCACGTCTTCTCACATCCGCATCTACCTGGTCAGCTTACAGGAACGGGGACTAGGTGGTTACTCGCAACATGCAGCAGCCAGGGCCATCAAAACGTTTCTGCGTTTTTGTGTTCGGGAAGAACTGTTGCCCGATACGCCGATGAAACGGGTCTCGATGCCACGGGTGGATCGCCCCATCCTGCCTGCCTTTGACCAGGCCGGCATCAGTCGCATCATGGCAGCGATCACAACAGATCGGGATAAGGCAATCGTCTTATGCCTGCTGGACACCGGCTGTCGGGCTGCGGAGTTTGTGGCGTGGAATGGCGGCGATGTGGACATGAGTGCGGGCACCGTCCAGGTTCGCCGGGGAAAGGGCGGCAAGGGGCGCGTCGTTTACCTGGGCAAGAAGGCCAGGAAGACGCTGCTACGCTACTACATGCGCCGGGGTACACCTGGGCCGGATGAGCCGGTCTGGCTCTCCCTGCGTGGTGGCCGGCGCCTGACCACCTGGGGACTGGGGCAACTCCTCAAACGTATCGGCACAGCGGCCGGCGTCGAATACTGCACGCCGCATACGTTTCGGCGGACCTTTGCGCTGTGGTCATTGCGCAACGGCATGAACATCTATGCCCTACAGCGGCTCATGGGCCATGCTGGCCTGGAAGTTCTGCAGCGTTACCTGGCTTTGGTGGAACACGATCTTGGCAATGCTCACGATGCCGCCAGCCCTGTGGACAACTGGCACCTGTAGTGTCCACAGGGGATGCAAGAGACCTCCCGGCGCTCCCACAGGCCGGGGCATTTTGTTTTATTTGGACCCGGGCACTTTAGCGAGTGCCTCTTTGATAATATCTGGAATTGGTAGCCCGATTGCTGCGGCGTTTTCGGTGATGGAGATCGCTTCCTGTACGATAAAAAATCCGGCGATAACATCCCGGATCGGAACACCGGTAATTGGTTCCAGCCAGTGGCCCATGTGTACTAAAATCAAGATCATGGCCTTTTTTGCCATACCGTGGTACGATTTTGAGGCATTAATTTGACCCATCATTCCAGCCGCCAACAGACCAGCAGCGATATCGAGCAACATCAGTCCCAACAGTACCTGTACTGGCAATGGTGTTATTCCCCACCACCATGACAAAAGACCGATTAATCCGCTGCCTGCTATTGAGAGCCACCAGTTTTTCACGATTTCTATTTTGTCCTCTCCTTTATCTATGATTATTCTCAGCGAGTTGATTAGTCCGACGATTTCCACGATGTTCGCCTCTCGATGAGCCCTTATTTGTCAGCTACGTTTCTGCCACTGGTAACGTCTCGTTTCACTCCTCGACTGCTTCCGGTTGTTCTTCCACTGCCACCGCCGGCGACGGCATATCCTCTACCTGCAGCATGACCACCATCTCCCGCTTGGCTTCGACACGCCCATTAATGTGCGCGATTTGTTGGTTGGCCTGTTGCACCAACTGATCACGGGACTGCTCCAACTCCGCCACTTCCTTGTTCAGCTTGTCGATCATCTGCTGCTTGTCCATGTGTTTTCTCCTCAGAGCTGTGGTTATTTGGCGCCAACGTCGCTTGCTGATGGGTTTGCGGGTTTCTATGCCGCTTCGACGACTGGAAGCTATCGTCGCCATCTGGATTTGTGTGGCAATTTTCTGCGCAGCCATATGGTACCGCACTGTTGACATACATATCCGAAACACGATACCAGACCACTGGGGTCTCCTGTGGACATCGATTCACGATGCAGCGGCCCGCTGCATTTGGGGCAAACGCCATCAGCCGGGCGTTCGTCCTTGGGGTATACGAATTCGACGTACTCAAATTCTTCGTCTGCCATCTTATGGTTGCCTTTCTTGACCTGGTGTTGTTTGTGCCGGTGGATTCATCCATTCGTCCATCGCTTTCGCTACGGCTGCGTTGGCCAGTGTTACCGTCTCTCGCTGCAACTGCTGGCGCAGTACCCGGTCGCCCGGCCCGACGGTCAACAGTTCCACGCCGGCGACGCCTCGCAACTGCCCGATGGCCTGGGCGAGCTGAGCGGCTGTGGCCTCATCGATGTTGTCCTCCAATGTCACGGTCAAGCCTTTGATTACGGCCATGTCTCCTCCGATTTTTAACTGTTATACAGAGCCATATATTTGAATGTGCCATTCACAGCTACTCTCATTTTACCGTAATAGGTTCCCAGTGCTGCTGTATTAACGGGAAGACCAGCACCAACATTGCAGACAAGGTTGATGAATTCTTCCGAATCGTCATCCTGTTCGATCGTCAGGGCCGGGACGGCGCCAACAGTGTTATATTGCCAAATTTTGAATGCGTCCGCTGCCCCGCCACCGTTGATTGCCGCCTCGAAATAATCAACTGTCAGTTGTCCGTTGGCATAACTGCCGGTCGAACCGAGAATGAATGAGCTGCTATAGGCGCCACTTTGTGCCTCTAGTAGTGCCTGTGCCTGATTAGCTGCACCGTTGGGATTGTATGCACTAAGTTTCGTGCGAACTGCTGACGTTTGTGCATAGTTGAATACACCGCCATAGATGGTGGAACCTGATTTGAACTTATATGATCGTTCATCTGCATATGCTGTGGTTGGAACAATTTCAACTCCGTTGTTGTTCAGCGCAACGACTCCGGCACCCGCTTTGATGCTGCCATCCGTGTCAATGTAGGCTCTGACTGCGGGGTAAGCCATCGAAATGGAACTGCCATCAACAAATTTCAGTTGACCAGCGCTTCTGTCCCACCACATGGCTGCGCCCTCGCCATTCCCGATGAGTAGATCCCCAGCGTCCATCTCCCATCCGCTGGATACGCCACCCGCGATAACACCGTTACTTTCTGCCAAGCGGAATGCTGTAGTTGGATAAGAAGAAATATTAGAGCCCGCTGTAATTCTGCCCGCCGCCGTGATTTGGACAGTGTGCGTGGCCCCGTTGTACAAATCGATGTCCACGTCCCGCATTAGCAGATCGCCGGCGCTGTCGTCCCACCACAGGTAGCCGCCCCGGTTGGCGTCCCCGATCAGCAGGTCGTTGGTAGCCAACGTCACGCCGCCCCAACTTTTCGTCCCCGCCTCGCAGTAGACACCCAGAACTTTGCCGCTATCGGAGATAGCCCACAGGCCCTCAGAGTCCGCCCACACTTTGTTGGACGCTGACCGCCAGTGCCAGGTGGAGGTCTCGGCGAACACGGGCGCGTTGCTCTCGTAGACCGCCCGGATTTCGTCGGCGCTGGCGGCGCGGTCGAGGATGGTCAGGTCATCGATGTAGCCGTTGTGATTGTAGTTTGTGCTACCAATGATGCCACCGATGGCAAGGGTTGTGTTGTGTAGCGTCGGCAAGATAAACGATGTATAGCTAACGACCAGGGTACCATTGATGTAGAGCAGGTATTTGCTAGTTGCAATGTCCCACGTGATGGCGACGTGGATCCATGTGTTCTTCAAGGCCGAAACATTGTAGTAGGTGATCGAGCTTCCGTTGCTTCGGATATACAACAGTCCGGCGCTGTTGATGTAACTGTCGAACTCGCCATTGACGTCACCGGCCCGCCACAGAAAGCCGCTGTTAGCATTGAAGCCCGTGGGATAGATCCACATGATAATGGTGCCGAAAGCCGCCTGGATGTTACCGCCAATCGGATAAGAGAGTGCTGAGACTGTCCGGCTGCTTGTGCTGGCGTGAGCCGTACCACTCCAGCTATGGCCGTTCCCCATAGAGCCATCGCAATAGGGCGTGGCATAGGCTTTTTGTTCCAACTGGACCGCGTCCACCAGCATCTTCGGTCCAGCAGTGACATTGGCCATGTAAATCCAATGGTTTATCGCCGTACGGTCAGCTTCGACAATTGTCCTGGTTACAGCAACACGCTGCCACTCATCTGTCAACGTCGCTGAGGTTGTGGTTGTCGCTGCACCAGCAGCGCCTCCGGCCTCTCTCAAATTGATTTGTACTGTTTTGCCAACAGCGGATGAAGTACCTGCCTTCACCCAGGCTGTGAATGTCCACGTTGTTCCCGCCGAAACCGTTAGACCAGTTCCGGCATTGTAAATATACGGATTACCAACCGTGTCGCTTTCTAGAACAGCACAGTATTCGCCTACATAGCTATCCGCACTGCTCCTCGTTGCCGCCGTGTTGTACCATGTCCAATAAGCTACTCCTGTTTCAAAGCTAGGATTCGTGACGACATTTGTCGTCGCCTCGCCTATCTGCACCGCCTTTCCGAACTTGCCCGGCCGGTAGATGACCCCGCCACTGACTGTGGCAATCTGCCCCATGTGCCCCGTCGGGTTGCCGGTATAGTTGAGTTCGTACGGCTCCGGCCCATCATAATGCGCCAGCAGCAGCGAACCCGCCAACTGGATGGCGTGCTTGCCCACGATCCATCCACGCACCAACAGGTTGTCGTCCACGTCCAGCCCGAATTGCTCGTCGAGCGACCAGCTCCCACCTGGGTTAATGACCACGTGCACGTGGTCGTAATCATGCGTGTGCTTGATGACCCGAAAGCCTGTGCCGCCGGCGTACAGGCTGCCCAGCGCTGTGATGTCCCCGTTGGACTGAAAAGATTCCGTCGTCAGCCCGCCCGTTACTGTGCTCTTGAGTAGTTGGCTCGCCGCACCGGGGTTGCTGCTGGCTGTCACGGCGTGGTAGTGAGTAGAGCCCGTCACTTGGTTGGTTGTGGAGGCTGACAGAGAACCGGGCGTGCCCAGGGCAATGTTGTTGGTCGCCTCCTCTACCAGGCCCGAGCCGATCAGGTCCGTCACATCTACAGCGATGGTATCGGTCAGCACATCAATGCCATCGCCGGCGCCGACGGCCATCACCTTGGAGGTGATAGTCAATCCATTGCCCGCAATGCTATCAGCCACCATCAGGCCAGTGGATACCTGCAGGCCGCTGGTCGTCGCCAGTCGCACCTGCATGCTGTCAGCGTTAACGGTCAGGGACGTGTCCGCTGCAATCACATTGAGCGTGATGCCTGCCGCGGCCAAGGCGCCCCCACCCGTCATGCCGGCGCCGGCGTTGACGGCCCAGGTATTGCGGGCTACGGTGTTGTCCACAGCCAGGGTGAGCACATTCGTGCCGGCTGTACTGCTGACCCCGTCCCCGCCGGCTACCTGAATGCGGTCGTCCGCTGCCGGTGTCACGGCCACGCTACTGTCATCCTCTAGGCCGATGAAACCGGCATGGTGAGCATCGGCACTGACCACGTGAGCACTGATGTCTACACCGTCGATGGTCCTGCCGGCGTCCACAGCCAAATTGCCGGTCAGCGCCCGTGAGCCGTCCGTCTTCAGGAACTGGGGCGCCAGGTCATCGGTCAGCGTACCGCTGTGGTGCGAGCCGGACAGGGCGTGCGGATCCGGGATGGTGCCATCTCCGGAAATGGCGGCGGCCCGACCACCTAAGCCTGCGCCTACATCGCGCAGGATGAGCGGCCGCAACTGGCGATAGAGTTCTGTGATGGTTTGTGCCATGTGGTTACCCCTCCCGGATTAGCCCGATTTCCCAGGGCGTGCGGGCGTCTTTGAGCGTAATGGTGTGGCGCATCGTACGGGTGTCGAATTGGGCGGACTCGATAAAGACCGGTGAAATAGACCCGATACCGGATAGGTTGGCGATGGTGGGGATGACGTCCCGGTAGCTGGCCCACTGGCCCACAAAGGATAAATCGCCCGGCGGCATAGGCAACCCGACCCCTCGTGTCACCTGACCATCCACGCCGATGAAATAGTTGATCGCGCTGGCCAATGGCTTGCTGGGTTCGGGCTGGATGGCTACCGTTTTGTTGGCACGTACAATGGGCAGGATGCGCCGGCCAGCTGTGTCGCCCACATTGGCCAGTTGCAGCACGTCGTCCAAAACAGTGTTCTGGCCGTCCCGATACTGCCAGGTTTCGATGCCACTGGCCGACATGATTTCGGCTGTCGATAGCAGGTCGGCGTGGTTATCGATAGCGGCCTTGATCTGTGTGGTCGTGGCCACGGCGCCCCGAATCTCGAAGAGCAGATCGGCGTTGGGATCGCGGGCGATGTAATCGGAGCCTTCGTAAAGATAGAGCGGGCCTGCCGTGTAGCCCAGGTCCTCCCCCACACCCACCACGTAATAGTTGCTGGTGCTGTTACTGCCTGTGCGTTCCAGCTTCAGCCAGTAATACGATCCCGGCGTGAGCGTGGTCGTGTTGGCAAAGGTGAACGCCATCCAACCCTGTTCGGCGCCGATGGTATCACCGGCGATGGTCGTCGTCTCCAGGAGTGTGTCTGGGTTGCCACCCGAATCTGTGTAGATGGAAAGACGAACAGGATCGAAGGCGCCCCCGATACGGGCCAATGAGAGCAGGATCTTGTTGACCGTCCAGGCATCGGCGGAAGACGGGGTAATCAACTGAATCAGATGGGCGCCGGCCAAAGTCACAGTCACCGAAGCGCCAGGCAATTCGTTTGTGATCGCCTGCTCCACTTTGATCGAGTGGCCGCGGGTCACGGTTACAGTAAGCGGCCCGGGCTCCTCCACCAGCTCCTGCAGCACCACGATCTTGGAGCCGTCCGAGAACGCCTGGTCCACCCAGTAGTAGCCGTCGTTGTTGACGGAACCGCTGACGTGGATCAGGTCATGCGCCTGCACGTCGGCCAGGCTGTTGTTGCTGTCCCGGATCTCCCTGAACTCGTGGTTGAAGCCGATGCCCGCCGACGTGAAGCTGGCGGTCCCGCGCTCCGTCCCTTCCTCCACCGTGTAGACACCAGCGTTAGAAGTGGCGCCAACCCAGCGGATGCGATCGCCTCGTATCAGTCCAGTCAGGTTGCCGTTGATATCCGAAACGAAACGGGTGCTGGCCTCAAACGAAACCCCGTCGCTAACAAAGCCAACCCCCAACCGTTGGCTGGCGCCGCCGCTGGTGTACGCCTCATAGCCGTCGCTGCGCGTGTGGTATTTGTTGTTCAGCGATGACCACAGGCCAGAACAGGTGAGCGACGCCGAAAACTCAGTCCATTGTCCAGGCACGAGCTGAGGCACGGGGTACTTGCGGGCGGCCAGCGCCAGGGCCTGCTTGGCCTCGGCCACGGCCTGCGGCATTTCGTCCAGAGACAAGACCAACTGCCGCTCCCCATAGCGGGAGATAGAATCCGTATCGGTCAGGAAATCGGTCTGATAGGAAACGCCAGCGTCGGAGAAAACGACCGACACGCTATTGACGACGTCGTCCAGGCTCAAGCTAACGGCGATGGCGCCGATGGTAATGTCCACCTGGCTGACTATACCCCACCACACCCAATCGTTCTGCGGACTGTAGATATCCACACCATAGCGCAGCCAGCCCAGAATCTGCCAGACGGCGTTGGTGGGGCCCGATACCGGGATGGCGGCCGCCAGTGGTCCGCCCATGGCCGCCCGCGAGAACGTGGCCGGGCTGAGCAGCAGGCCGGAAGGCACGATGACCCGGTTGCCGCTGCAGTCTGTGATCTCCGTGCTCCAGGTCATATCGTCAGCCGCCGTTCCCGGATGCCCACCCGGATGTTGGCCGTCTTGGCCGGCTGGTGGATGCCCAGGTGATCCCACCAAAAATGGAAACGGGCATCTTTACCTGGCACCAAGACAATTTGTTGTCCCAGACCGGCAATACCAGCTAAGCGGTTGACATAAGCATCTGCAACATACACTTCTCGATCGATAGATGTGTCGATAATTTGCGTGCCGTCAGTTTGTAAACTGCCGGTCAATGGCTTAAGTCGCCGATAACCATCTAGAGGCATCATAGCAATGAAATCTAAGTCTACAGTTTGACCGTTAGCCCCACGTGCAAAGAAACCCATACTCAACTCGGCTACACCACTTCCCTTGTTAACCAGGCCCGGCGGCAATTGCACCGTTCCTAGTTCGATAATTTGACTGATAGCCCCCTGGTAAATGTCAACTTCACTAGTTGTCCAAAACCACCAGGACGGCGTAGGATGCGGATAACCGATACTCACATACCCGTAAGAACCAGAAGCAGGATAGGCATTGAACACAGCCAGAAGCATGAAATGATTACCGTTGGCCCGGCCTAAAACAGTAGGTGACAACGCCCATCGTCCTAATGTTTCATATGTGCTACCTCCCAACGTTTTTTTGAGCGATGCACCGCCATGCTTGTTAGTGGCATCAGTCGAATCCACCGTGCCATAGCCGGCCTCAGAGTTCTCTGCTTCGACAACAGGATTGAATGATGCTGGTGTGCTGAACTGGTTGCAGGATATGTAGATATTGCGATAAGCGGCGTTAGACCCGGTATTGTTTTTGAATTCAATTTGTGTGCCCACCGGCAGAGTGCCCACTACGTCGGCCCCGTCCACGTCCACCCAGTTTTCGCCGGAAGCATCGTTACGGTTAGAAATGGTAATGCCGGATCCGGTGTCCGATCCGCTGCTGTTAGAGATGGACAGGTAGGTGAGACTGGACGCCTCCCAGTAGAAGCGGCGAGTAAGAATGATAGTTACCTTCACCGAGAGGACCGGCAACTGTTGCCAGCTATCCTCATTCAGGATGGCACGGCCAGCCAGGATCTCTGACTGCCATTTGGCCGCGTCTGTGGACATCTGCACGCGTAGATAGATTGGGGAGACGGCGACGCCGCGGCTGCGCCTATGTGCCTGGCCCAGGGCCGTTTCGATAGATCGGAGTTTGTCTCGAATGGCCGTGGTCGTGGCGCCGATCAGCATAACCTGTACGGACTCGGTCACATTGCGATAGGTCGTCTCGTAGACCTCACCGCCGTCAGCTTGAGCGCCGGGATCGAAAGTGCGAGAATCGATCTCCGGTGTGTTCTGCACGTACTTTTCCAGCATGACGCCGCTACTACTCAGACCAATGGTACCGATGGCGGTGTCAGCGCTGTAGATTTCAACGGAATGGGTCATCGCTGACTGCTCTCAATGATTTTGGCGACGCGCCAAGCCATAGTTTCCACGTCCATATTGTTGGCGATAGTGATTGGCCCCAGGTTGACGGTGATCCCGCCTCCCGCCCCGGCCATAATGGCCCGGGACTGTTCGGCGTTGTAGATGGTTGTACCTCTGGGTAACATAGTTTGCCTGGCGCCAGGTAGGGCAATCAACTCTGTGCCCCGTTCGTTGATGTTGGTCAGTCCGCCGGCAAAGAAAGCCGTGCCGGCAGCGCTGTTGACACTGGCCGGGAACCAGTTGCCCATGACGCGCTTGGCATTGTCGAAGGTGCGCAACAGTGCCTGAATCTGACCCTGGATCCAATCGATCCTGGACTTGAGATTGTTGAACGCCTGCACGATGGCATCCACCGGCGCCAGCACGGCGTTGCGCATGGAGTTCATGGCCGAACCCAGCACGTTGCGCAGCACCCATCCAGCCTTGCCCACAGCATCCATACCGGCTTCGAGCAGGTCGAATACGGGTCGAATCTTGCCCTGCCAGATGTTATCCAGGACGCTGTGGATACCCTCCCAAATCCGGCTCCAGGCGTCGCTCAGTTTGTCCAGAATATCTTCAACGTCAACGCCCATGTCTTCCAGGATACCGACCACGAAGGAGCCAATGGCCAGCAAAATAGCCTTCGCCATGGATAGCCAGTTGTCCAGAGTGCCAGAGAAGAAGTCACCGAAGGCATCGAGAATACCGCTAGCCGCATCCCAGGCGCCCTGCCAATCGCCGTGGATGATGGCCACCACGAAGGCCACAACCCCGCCCACCACCCGGTTGAGCAATTCGAAGATGTTAGCCATCTGGTTGATGGCAAGGGTGACCGCAGTCACCATCATCGGGAAAGCGGATTCGAAGGCAACCAACAACACTTCCAGAATAAAACCAGCCAAAGCGGCGATTACCACGCCTAATACTTTGAGCGCGGGCGCCGCCTGTGTGGTCAGGTTGAGGAGGGACTTGATCAGAGGATCAACGGCCGTCCGGATGCGGGCAAAGCGTTCCCGGTGGTTTTCCAACAGGGATCCCAGCGGAACCAGAGCTGCCTGCACCTGGCCGAACACCATGCCCAGCCAGGCGAACACAGCGCCGATGGCATCGAAGGCGCCTAAGACCGCAGCCGAAACCCCAGGCATGGCCTGCACGGCCCAGTCGGCAAACACGGCAAAGGTAGGCGCCAGCTTTTCGCCCACGTCCAGGAGCAACACCTTACCCTGAGCCAGGATCTTGTCGAAGGAGCGACCCAACCCCCGATCCATAGTGGCATAGGCCGCCTCAGTAGCGCCGGCGGCGCTGGCCATGGCATCCAGGTTGGTGGTGAACGAGGCCGCCCCCTTGCCAGCCAGGACGACAGCCGCCTGCCCCGCTTCCACCGAGCCGAACATATCCTGCAGACTCTTGCGGTTGACGATGGCCGCCCGCTGCATGACGTCCAGGGCCTCTTGCACGTTGCCACCCTGGGCAATAAATTTCTGGAACGACTTGCCGGCGATCTCCTCGAAGACGGTGGCAGCTTCACTGCCGTCTTTGGACAGTTCTACCAACATAGCGCGCAACTGCGTCGTAGCCACGTTGGTAGGTGTACCCTGCGCCGTCAGGGTAGCCAGGGCTGCGGTCATGTCGCCGAACTGCACACCGAGCGCCGCCGCTGTGGGGATGACGTTGAAGAGGCTTTTTGAAAGCTCCTCGAAATTTGTCTTGCCCAGGCGCACCGCCGTGAACATCTGGTCTGACGCTTGCGCAGCCGAAACCACATCGGCGCCGTAGGCATTGACCACAGAGGAGATGCCATCAACGGCCGTCTCCAATTCGGTGACACCGCCCACGGCCGCTTTCTGCGCCGTCTCCAGGAAGTCGAAGACGTTGTCCTTGGGCACGCCAGCACTGATGGCCTGATACAAGGCAGGCACGACCTTGTCCGGCAGTACCCCCATGTCCACAGCCAACTGCTTGGCCTGATCCGACATTTCACCCATGGCCTGTCCGCTAATGCCGGGCAGAAGGGTGAAGACCTCATTCATCTGGCCTTCAAAGCGCACGAAGTCATTGACGCCGGATACGGCCAGGCCGCCCAGGGCTACCCCCAGCGCTACGACGGCGGTAACCGCAGCCATGGCGCCGGCCTTTAGCCCCTTACTCAACAGGGAACTGAGGCCGCCGGTGCTCTTGGTGGCCTTGTTGGCGGAGTCGCCGATGCCGGCGATGTCCCCTTTGACCTCGCGCAGGATGCGGCTGGCTTCGTTTTTGGCTTTGATGACCAGATCCAGATCAGCCATGGTTCTTTTCGTCTTTCATCTTCTTCGCCGTCCATTCGGCTTCGGCGTCGATGCGTTCCGCAATCTCTTCCACCAGGTCAGGCGGGGCACTCAGAAGATCCGGCCACGACCAGCCCATGTGGTGCATGATCTTCATCTCCCGGTCATAGCGCATAGGCAACTTGGGGTTGACGTGATCCAGCCCCTGGTAGATCAGTCCTTCGTAGACGGCTCGGATACTTTTTTTTCGTCTTCGCTCAGCCCCTGGCCCAGGCTGTTGATGCCGTCCTTGATCTGTTCGATGATGGTAGAGTCCAGATCCAGGATGTTCTGACGGTTGACCGGCCGGCCTTCGAAACCGGGTCCGCTCCAGGAGACGATGCTCTTGACCAGGGTCTGCTCTTCCATCAACTGGGCGTCGAAAGTTACTTCGCCCTCGCCTTCACCGTGCCGGTCTGCGTGAAAGGCGATCTTCGTGGCCTTCTGCTTGATCACCTGCTCTTCGCCGTAGCTCAGCTTCCGGATCTCGACCGTGTTCTTTTCGTCGATCTCGACGGTCATGTGCTGCCTTGCGTAAAAACTCATGTGTCCCCCTTACATGTTGGCTATGGTATTGACGACGCTCAACGACCAGATCAGGGCGTCGGCGCTGCTGTATACGGCCCGACCTTCCAACTGTACCGTTGTGTTTTCGTCGCTGTTCTGGTACGGATTCACCTTGCTGTAACGAGCCGCCATGTCCATCGTCCACGCCTTGCTGCCGGTGCCTGTATTGGCCAGGCGGATCAAGCGGATGCTGGCTGCCTCGAAGGCGTCCCGCTCGGTTTTGGCCAGGTTGCCGCTTTCCAACTCCAGCGTCAGCGTGAAGGTGATCTGCGGTTTGCGCTGGGCATGGGCGGCGAAATAAAGCGTGCCGTTGGCCGTGAAACGGGGCACCAGGCCGGTGACCACGTTGATGTTGGCCGCCATCAACACGCCCGCCTTCTGGGTCGAGCCGATGGTGCCACCACTGGCGTCGATGTAGACGCTGGTGTTAGCGAACAGGCTCTCCTCCACCGCCGGCAAAGAGAGCGCGGGGGTGAACGCGCTCTCCGCCACCTGCCGACCTGTCCAGTTGGCCTGCTTCTTCCAGGCTTCACCACCCTGACCAGACAGAACGAAGGACTCGACGAAACTATACTCCATCTCGCGTATATCGCCGGGAGCCGCCACGTTGCCGGCCTCGATGGTGTAAGTCTTGATCGTGTTGAGTGTCTCGTTCACGGGCAGGCTGTAGACCCGGGTGTAGGCGGCCGTACCCGTCGGCGTGGCCGTCTTGATGCCCGCCTCCAGGATGTGAGGCAACTGCTCGAACGTCAGTTCGGTAGCGGGCATGCTGAGACGGGCGCCCAGGCGGGCGTCATAGAGGCGCTCAGCGGAGACGATCAGGCCGATCTGCTCTTCGGCTGTCTGACGTTGGCGGTCATCTTCGATGTCGCCGAAGGGGCCACGCCAGATCGTAGTGGCAGCCACGGCGGTCCCCGCCGTCCCTTCCCGGCCCAGCTGCAATTTGTTGTAGGTGTAAGCCCCGTAGGCCATGGTTTACTTCCCCTTTCCTTTCGATTCCGGCTTTGTAGGTTCGGAATCCTCTGCGGCCGGGACGTACAGCCGCTTGCCTGTGGCCAGGACGTTGGCCTTGATGTGTTCCCGGTGCTGTTCGTATTCGTCAGCCGTCAAATCCCGAGCTGGCACGCCGAACAGATAATCTCCCCCACCCACGTAGTGCCATGCTACTATCCGTTCCATGATTCCTCCTTCATGTGCCAGTCCGATTTCTGGCCTACACTGACTGTCATTCCGTATTCCCGATCCGGCCACAGGATCTTGCCGTCGGGGCGCTTATGTCCACAGCGCACGCCCAGATGGGTTGCAATTTCGTGTCCGGCCCTGCGCACGTCTTCGAAAAACGGCGTGTCACAGGGCAGGTGGCCGCCGTCCCGAAAGTCGATGGCTTGTAACACCGGACGCTTGATCAGCGCACAACCCAGGCCCTCGCCTACCCCATGCAGGGGCTCCCCCCAATGCGCCCGGATGGCGTCGTAGTCCACGCCCACGTTGGGCGTGCAACTGTTACTGCGCCGGAACAGGTAGTAGCCCAGGGCCACGTCCACATCCAGACTGGTCAGTTTCACCAGGGCATCCACGGGCGGGATCATGTCCGACTCCACCACGAACAGGCCGTGATAGCCCCCGTCCAAACACGCTTGCCGACCCTTGCGATAGTTATGCAGAATGTTCTGTCGCCAGTCGGCGAACTGATTGTCCCGGCTAAACAGAATGTCCATGGGCCCGATCGGCTGCATCTGGAAAATGCGGTCCACTGCCTCCGGTTCCAACCTGGCGGTCGGGCAGAACAGCAGAACACTCACGCTAGGATCTCCATCATCTTTACGGTGATCTCAAACCTTACACCATAGTGAACCAAGTTCCCGTACTGCAGGGGCCTGGCTTCGTAGCGAACCGGCCATACGATGGCGTCCACGGTCCCGTTCAGGCTGAAGTCGGATGCCAGTTTGGCCAGCACCGCCCCCGGCCACTGCTTAGATTCGTTGACGGCTTGCGGTAATTCCTGGCGGGCGTGGTAGATGTCCACAACCAGGGTGTGCAGGTTCTTGGCCAGGCCCGCGCTAACTACCGTCATTTCGCCCCGACGCACGTAGACGGTGGCCGCCGGGAATTCGTTGATGCTTTCCGGCGGGTCAGCGTAAACCCGTTTCAGGGCTGTGATGGTAGCTAGTGTTGTTTCCAGGGCCGTAATCGCTTGCGCCAGTGTGGCCATTACATCTTCGGTCCTTGCATGTAGGGCTTGAGCAGCGCGATCACCTGTTTTGGCATGGCCTCGCCGTAAATAAGTTGACCCAGATCGGCGTTAGCTGTCGCATCGGCGAGCGCCGCCTGGTAGCGCTTGTACATCCAGCCGGCCAACATCATGCAGGCTTCCTGCACCGGCGCCGGAACGGTCGCGCTGAATCCCCACACACCTTCGACCTCGACCTCGCCATCGGTGATCCAGCTCCAGGCGTAGCTGGACAGCAGCCGGATCTCCCAGTAGGGTGTGGTGTTGCGCGGCTGCAACCGGTAGGTGCCCGCTGCCAGGACGTTGCCATCGCCGTTGGTCAGGGTTGTCACGCTCAGCAGCGGTTTGTCCACAGCGAGCACGCCATCCCGTATGGCATCGAGTTCGTAGTAGCGGCTGGCGGCCACCGTCGCCGCGAAGGCGTCCTCAACGTCATAGGTCACGCGGTCAATCCAGCGACTGGCCGCAGCAATCATTGCGTCGATCTCAGTGTCATACGTGGCCGCCGTGATGTTTAGCCGGCCGGGCGCCTTGACCTGGGCTTTGGTGCAGTAGTCAGCCAAGAGCCTATCCCTCCTTTATGCCACAATCTCATACTCCAGTTCCACGTAGGCCTCGCCAGCTGCTGTCGCAGCTATGCCCGTATGCCGTACAATCACCGGCGTGTTGGCCGCCAACTCTGCGCTGCTTGCCAAGGTCATAGCCGTACTGGTGCCCACCGCCTTGGTATTCCCGTAGGCGGTAGCGGCCACAATTTCTGCCCCCGCAACGGTTGTCCCGACCTTGGCATTTGCTCCAGCCACCGTACCCGTGGTCGCTCCGCTGTAGACGATACGGGCTGCCAGCGGCTTAATACGCTGGCTATGGCGCAGGATCACATCGTCCACGGTGGTACCAGCGCCGTTGTCCAGGTCAAATGGTCGCGAACGGGCGATCTGCCGCTTCTGTTCACCCCTCATCACGTATGTTCCCATGTTTTCTATCCTTTCGGGTTAGGGGAGGAGTTTCCCCCTCCCCATCGACCACGGTTTGAACTACAACACTACGTCATAGCTGATCGCGCTGGCATCAGTATCCCGGTTGATCATGCCGACTCGCATCAATGCCACAATTTCTGTGGCATCTGCGGATGGTACACGGGTTGTCTCGAACGTAATACGGCGCTTATAGCCCAATCGCCACTGATCCCAACGTACAGCCAGGATGGCGCCGGTCGTATTGTTAGCGGCAGTATCCAGGTCAAGCTTGCCAGCAGTGTTGGCCTTGAGCCCGTAGGTGGCGTCCTGATTGGCCCGATGCATGTTGGCGGTCGGGATGACCCCATATCCATAGAGGTTGGTCAGCAGCCCACCCTCGATCGTGGGCTGCACAAACACATCCCGGGTTTTCACCTCGGCCAACTCTAGCGTCTTCCAGTGGGTCCACAGATCCAGGATGAAGGATACTGCGTCCCGCTGTAATGCATTTTTGCCGGCCAAACCCATCAACTTAACGGTCTCTAGAAAATCCTCCACAGTCAGTGCGATACCGCTATCCCGACTGTTCGCTGTGTTTGTCACCAACGCCAGCTTGCGGAAACCATTGAACAACAGGAACGCCTCGGTCCCCGCCGGCGTCCCCCCAATGTCGTTGATGTTGGTCGTGGCACCAGTTGCCGTGTCGCCGTCGATACAAACAGACTCCAACACCTCGGCACCCTCCTGTTCCATGGATGCCCGCAGTTCCGACACCCAAGGAATCATGGAGTCCTCTTCCAGTTCGCCGGTGAAGTACGCAGCCGCACCCAGTTTGGCTACCGGCAATGTCTGATTGACGGTTCCCAGTTTGCTAGTTGTTACCGTGCGCGTGATGGCGCCGGGATTGGCCGCCTGCGCCGATGCCTGGGCAACTTTGTAAAAAGTGGGCGGCGTGCCGTCCAACGGAATGACAACAGACTCGGACCCTTGTGGCACTTCAACAGTCGGGATCTTGCCAACCACAGGCGTCGCCTGGGCAATCTTGCGCCACAACTGAGTGGAGTACGTGACACCAATCCATTCATCACCATAGCTGGCCAGAGTAGACTGGTTCAATTCATTAGCCTTGGCGGCCAATCCCTGGGCATCTAGATCGAAGCCAACTGCTTTCAGGGCATTACGCCCCGCCCGGTAGTTGTCATCCTTGCCGATCTCCCCCAGTTTGACTATGAGCGCCTTGACGGCATCTTCCGATGCGCCGCGCTTGCTGCGATTGGAGCGCTGCGCTTCCTGCAGAATCCCTACCAGCACGGCCTGATCAACCGCTTCCAGGTTGTCGTACTTGTAGAGGTTGTTGAATTTGGCCACGTGGGGAGCGTTCCCGCCGCCGGGCAGCCGGTTGTTCTTGGCTGCGTCCGCTTCCCACATCTTCTTTGCGTCGGCTACTGCCTGATCAATGGCGGCCTTCTGAGCGCTGGCTTCCTCGTTTTGATCCAGCCCGGCTTCCATAGCATCCAGATCATCCATGTGATCAATCTGGGCCTTGAGTGCCTTTGCCTCGCCAGTCAACTTCTCGCCTTCTTCGATATTGCCAGAGGTAAAAGCAGCCTTCGCTGCTTCCAGCTTCAAACGAAGTAGCTTCTTGAGATCCATGTTTGTTCTCCTAGAGATCCGCTTCTAGACTCAGCAGATCCAGTAAACCGATGTGTTGTCGAATCACTACATCTGCCTTCGCCGCTTTCGCACTTTGGACGACTGCCGTCGCCCCTGCTGCGTCCGCCTCTGGTTCAGGCTGTTCTATGTCCACAGGCAGGGCAATGCCCGCCTGAGCGTAGACTGCTTTCAATGCCGGCAGGGCTACGGCGTAAGGGTTGGCCGGTGACCGCCCTTCGCCCACGTCGATCAGGCTCAGTTCGGCAAAGGGCCAGACGGCGATGCGGCCGGGAACGCCCTTGTCGTACAATTTGCCCCCCTCCAGGCGGGCCAGGTGTGCGATAGAGCCGGAGGACGCCGCCGCTGCCGTGCGCTTGGCTGCCTCCCAGATACGGCGGGCATATGCTTTGGTCCTATCCAGCACGACCCGCACCCACACCCCGTCCGCTTTCCTTTCGACCCGGACCGCTTTGCCGATGATCTCCGGATCGCCCTGCAGCCCCTGCCGGTCCGGGCTGATCCCGTGGTAGTAGACGACCGCCGGCGTCGTGAACACGTCGCTCATCAGGTTGGTGTCGGCGTCGAACCACTGGCCGTCACTGTCCCGGCTGCCGAACGGAATGGCCAGGACGTCCAACTCCCAGTCGCCTGCTGCCTTGACCACGGTCCTTATGACGGTCTTCATGATTGCCAGAACTCCCCGATTTCCTTCTCAAAGTCTTCCTGAATGGGGCCGGATAGTTGATCAACGGCGTCCTGGTCGGTCTGCCAGTGGCCCATCCAGCGCGCCTGAAACTGTTCACTCTGCACGAACGGACCATAGCTGACATTGTTGCCCGCCCTGCCTTCCAGGCCGTCACTGGTCTCCTTGATTTCCACGGGCGTCTGCGTCCACTTCTGCCCTAGCCGCTCAGAGCGGGGATCTCGTCCCCGCCGATAGCGACTGCCTGCCGGTGACGGTGGGTAGTCGGCCATGAAGCCCACGAGGCGAGCCAGGCCGCGCTGCATGGGCTTACGCAGGATGCGCATGGCCTCCAGTACTCCAACTTTTTCGATCAACGCCTCCATGCCGGGGATGTCGATCATGCGCCGGTCTCCCCCACCGCCACGTTAGCCAGTGGTCCACAAATGGGACATACCGCTTCATCCTGGCTAGTTCGCCAGACATAGACCCACTTGCCGTCCCGCTCCTGCAGCACCAGCCAGCACCGACAGCCGATATGAGAGTCCCGCACCGGCCGCTTCTCTGGATCCTTCGTGGCCAGACCGCTAGCCTTCCAGCCCTGCACGTTGCCTTCGGCGATGGCGACGGTCACTTCGTTGGAGGCGATAAGAGTTGCCCGTGTCAGGCCAAAGGTAGGCTCCAGTTCATCAATGAGAGACCGCAGCGGATCACCGTTCTCAATCCACTGGCCCACGGCCTGACCTACTTGCTTCTTCGTAGTCTCGTTGACCCGGGTGATGAGTTCGCCGGCGTACTGATTGGCCCAGTCCCGGGCCGCCGTGTTGGCCAGCGTCCAGTCGAAGCGCAAACCCACCCGTTCCAGTTGGCGTACAGAAATGCGTACGCCCAGATCGGAGGATTCCACCAGCGCCTTACGCAGGGCATCCCGCACTATGCCAGCGGTTTCTTCCACCCGCCCGACGGCACCCGCCGCCTGTTCCACCGTCATCCCGGCCGGGATGACCACATCCAACTGGGCCTGCAGGGCCTGTTCGATCTCAGCCTGGATCTTGCGTTCCAGGTTCATGCGCTCTTGTTGCTCGGCTTCGCCGTCATCCGGATCGAGCTGCAGGGTCATGACTTTAGTTGGCGCTTTGGCCGGGAAGTGCTCCTGGAGGATGGCCAGCTTCTCAACGTCGGAGAGAACAGCGCTCTCGAATTGGCCGGGATCCGGTTGTTCCCGACGCTTGCACCAGCGCTTGAACGTCTCGATCTCAGCCGCCTTGACGGCCACCGGATCCTGCAACGGGTAGGCCCGATAATCACCGGCCCAAGCCAGGGTCACGGCGTCGAAGCGCACATCAATGGGCGGCACGGAAATGACCGGTGTGGATGCCTCGGCCGGTACGTAGCCCAGGGTGATGTGGGGTGTGAACCCATGCACGCTGGGCGAACTTAGCCCCTGCTCCGCCAGGGCCGCCAGCAAATCCTCCCGCCAGCGCTGAATCTGGTAAGAGTCGAAAGAGACGTAGACGGCCTGGGCGCCGGTGTCCTCAACGCTGTTGAAGCGGCCCAGGCCGCTGAGTTGCCCCACAACCGGCGGCATCGTACTGGCGAAATTGACGACTGCCTCTTCCAGCGCCATCCTGTCGTCGATGCCCAATTCCGTACTGTCCCCCAAATAGGCCATGGTCAGGTGCAGTTCGTTGGCCGGCGTCGGTGCAGAGTTGATGGGCAATGCTCCCTGCATGCCCACCAGTTCGGCCCGCACATCCGGCGGCATGAAAAAGGCCACCATGACGCCGGTCTGGGCCTTCAGGGCCGCCGCTTTCAGGGCCGCCTTGGCCGGTTCCTGGGCCGCTACGGTGCTTTCCGCTACCGTGGTTGGCTGGATATCATCGACGGGCGCTGCGGCCATCTGGGCCGTTCCTGAGGGCGTGGCGCCGGCTTTGGTGACTTCCTCCACCAACAGGCTCCCCCGCTCATCACCCAAACCGTCATCGCCGTAGTACTGCTTGCGTGTCTCATCCACAGTGTGGACACGAGCAAATGCCTCCTGCTCCTGCAACTCGAGTTGACGGTCCGTTTCCCGGATATCGTCGAACTCTGCCGTGAGGTTGGGGCCGTAGGCGGGCAGCAGATCGTTGCTGATCTTCTCCGCTATACTGACCATGCGCGGCCACACGGCCAGCTCCGTGAAGGTCTTCTTGCCGGTCACCGAGTTGGCTTCGGTAGCGTTGACGTCGATCATCGACGACAGCCCAGGCGCAAAGACGGCAAAAATCTCCTCCTTGTTGAAACGCCTGGCCTCCAGGAACTCCATATCCTTCTGGGTCATGGCCATGCTCACCCATTCCACGCCACCCTTGCCCACGTTGCGCAGCATCATCAAATTACGGCGCACACCGCCTTGTTCTTCCTTGACATCGGCTTTTAGCTTTTTCCAGTCACTATCGCCGATGGGATCCGCAAAGGCCAGGGCACCAGGCGCTTTGGCATTATCTTTGTCGAAAAAGTTGGTGTTCCACTGCTGCATAGCCATGTCACCCGTAGCCACCGTAGCCAGAGGTTCGACGGACGACAGACCCACGTAATTGTTGAGCGGATGAAAACGCCGAAAGTGGACGATCTCCCACGGTTCCAGCGGGATCTCGGTGCCGTCGCCGGGATCGTACAGGTAGCCTCGCAGATAGAGACGGCCGTCGGGTACCGGGCGCAAGCGATACGAGGGGATGACCCACAGCTCCGAAGGCGGCACGTCCGGCCGCGTGCGGTTCAGCCACCAGTAGCCGTTGCCGGTCAGGCCAACGTGGCTAAACGTGGCCTCCAGGAACTCAAAGCGGGACATAAGCGGGTTGGGCCGGCGCAGCAGCTGCTCGAACGGATGGTTGGGGATGTCCACAGCCTCTTCCCCCTCCAACTGCTTGACGTTCAGGGCCGCAATGGCCGCCGTCTGGGCCACCATACTGACGGCGATGTGCACCCAGGACAGGCGCTGATACAACTCGAGTTGGGCGTGGGGCAGCCAGGTCTCGGGCACGCTGAAACGTTCAGCGGCGCCTGTGGCCTGCAACCAGGCCGGCACATTATCCACAACCGCCTTGGCGCTCCTGGCCAGCAATCGGTTCAGGTATCCCATTTCAGTGCGTTGCCCCCAACAGGCCCAGGACCAGCAGGCCCAGGCCGGCGACAATGAGTGCGGCCGGCAGACTGACCATGGCCACACCTATCACCAGCAGCACGAACCCGACCGCCGCTATCCAGTCGTTTCCGTCCAGATGCGCCATCATACAAAGTCCACTAAACTACCCATGACCGGCATGCCCGCCAGAACTACAGCGTCCCCGTAGTCCGGACTGCGGCCCAGCCGCTTTTTGATATCCTCTTTCGACTCTACGAGGATACCGCGCAGAGTCGGCTTCCACTTAGGCGTACACAGATCGGCCAACAATACCGAATCCGGTGGCAAGGCAATATCGTCGCCGTCCACCGGATCGAGCACTTCCCGCATGCGCCAGTAGGCTTCCGCCCGTACGTTGGCCAGGCTCAGCCGCCCGCTCTTGTCGCGGGCGTTGCTGCCCTCCCCGAAGTTGATGCCGTTCACGCGCACCCCCATCTGCCGTAGCAGGTCATAAGGCGAGGTGCCCACGCCGATCACGTCGATGTTGACCGTCGCCTCCCGACCATCCAATGCTGCAATCACCAGGCCGGCCGTGGCTTGCCCGTCGGGCGTTGCCTTGCCCGGATGCTTTTGTAACGATGCGAACCAGTTGTCGTAGCGCGGTGCAATCACCATTTCGTCCTTGCCCCCTCTAGCCACGTCCACTCCCAAGGCCGTCAATGGAGTATCTGGCTGGCTTCGCTCTTTCCACCTGGCCTGGGCCAAACGTACCCACTCGGTGGGAATCACCTGCCAAGGGTCATCCTGGGTACCTACTGCGAAGTCACCATACAGCAGTTGGCTGCGCAGGGGCTCCGGCAGAGCCTGAAGCACAGTCCCGTACTCGGTGGCCATCAGATACGGGTTGTCGCTCAGCCGGGCCGGGATGAACGTGCGGCTTTTGGGCTGCAGCGTTTCATCCTTCCACTCAAAAGACGTCCCGTCCTCTCGCTCAACATCCTCCCCATCCACCACGGCATACCAACGCAACTCCCCGGGCTGAGCCGGGCGAGGGTGCTGCGGATCCAGCCAGGCGCCCCAACGCCGGATCACCCATTCGCCGTCGGCGTTCGTGGGTGGGTTACCGGCGCCAATCACCCGCGTACGCTGCCCTTCCTTCGTCGTGCGCAGCCAGCCGCCCAAAAAGCGGTACTGGAACTCGGTGAAGTTGGGCAGCTCGTCGAACGCCTTCAGGTCATGAGGCCGACCCTGGTACTTGTTAACGTCTTCCTCATACTGCACTGCCCCGAATTCCAACGTTCTGCCCCCCGGCAACCGCCGCCAAATGTTGGCCTGACCGTTGAACCTCCCCTGCGAACCGATAATCTCCCGACTACGTTCGACAATGTCCTTGAGCTGTGGATATTCCCGCCGGAAGATGATGCTCTTACTGTGAGCCGTCAGGGCCAGGCCAATCAGCAGATCCGACTTGCCGCCACCGGCAGCGCCACCATAGAATAGTTCGTCTGCTGGCGATAGGTAGGCGTCCATCTGCGGGCCGGGGAGCGGGTACCAAAGCGCGTCATTCGCTATCAGACGGTTCAGCAGTTCGCTTTCTGCCCCGGTCAAGTATGGCAAGTATGCGCTCAGTTCGCTCTTCGTCGCTGAGTCCACCATTGTTGTCAATCTCTATCGCTCCGCCGTCCGGCCCACTGTGTTCATTGCGTACAGTCTCCCGGTACTTCTCTGGCTTATGCGCTTTCAACAGGAAAATCAGCAATGTGTCCGAGTACTTGCGGACAAAACCAACTCTCTCTCCCTGATAGTAGACGGGTTCCGGTACACCCTCCTTGGCCCGCCGGAAAGCTTCGCCTTCTAACAGTTCCGTGCCTTCGGTCAGAGCCTCGTCCCAGGCAGCCGCAAAATCCGGATCGGCGTTGCGCACCTCGTAAATCCATGAACGTGCAATATCGACTTTTCTACACGCATCGGCCACGTTCCCCCGTTTGGCTAGCCA